AATTACCACCTATTTTAAAAAACACATTACCCATAGGTGATATTAAGAATGCTTTGTCTTCAACAGCTGCAGCAGGAATTGATGCTGCAATAGATGGAACAGTACAATTGTTTTCTGGTGAAACATTAGCAAGTAAAATACCACAATTACCAACTGTTCCAAATGTTGGTGATATTTTAGGTAAAGTTCCAACATTACCAACTTTAGGTGATCCATTATCAATCTTAAGAGCTAAAGAAAAAGCAGCAAGTGAAGCTCTCCAAGAAGTCAATAAGAAGTTTGATGAAAAAATTTCTGCCGAAGCAATAAGTGAATCAAAACAATTCAATGTTGATAATGAAGATAATGTAGTTAAAAATAAAGCAGAAAAAGAAGGATTTATAGATAAAAATGCCATATATCCTACAGAAGAATACAAAAATAGATCTGACACAGATAAATTAGCTACAGGAGATATTAACGGAACTATTGTACAACAAAAAGAAATAGATAGAGTTTTTGGTTGTCAACTTCCCGAAGGTGAATATTTTGAACAACCAGAAATACCTTATAATGCTCAATATCCATATAATAAAACAATACATACTGAATCCGGTCATGTAATAGAAATGGATGATACACCAGGTTCTGAAAGATTGCATGTATATCATAAGTCTGGTACATTTATTGAATTGGATCAATCAGGTTCTGTTGTCAAAAGAACATTGGGAAGTTCATATGAATTTATAGATAGAAATAATAAACTCTCTATAGTTGGGGATGATAACATTTCTATAGGTGGCAACATGAAAGTATTTGTTGCTGCTAATGCAATTATTGAAGTTCAAGGGGATACAAATTTAAAATGTTTAAATGATGTAACAGTAGAAGCAGCTGGTAAACTTGATCTATCTGCAACCGAAGAAATAAACTTACGTTCTGCTAATATTAATATACAATCTACAAATTTTACTAACATGAAAACTGAAGGTAATATTTTTGTTTCAGCAAATGTTAGCATTCATAATAAATGTAATAGCACAATGTTTACAGAAACTTTAGATACTTTGAATTTAAAATCAATGAAATCAGCCTTTATTGAAACAGCTCAAGTTTTAAATTTAAAAGCTACTAGCCAAATACTTGCTGATGGCTCTACAATTCAACTTAATGAAGGATTATCATTACCAGCAACATCAGCTACATATGCAAACAATGCTAACATAGGTATGATTGGAACAAGAACACCTATTTTCACAGAACACATACATGATCCTGATATTACTAATTTTACTGATTCTGCATTTATGAACAGTCAAGGTGAAGATTCTGATTTAGATGAAGATGCTGAACAAGCATTAAAGGAGTTAAAAAGTAAAGGACTAACACCTCCTAATACAAGAGACCCAATAGTCAGAGAGTCTGCTTCACCTTCATCAGCTGTCTCCGATATTGTTTTGCCAGATAAATCTTTGTTACTTAAAACGTCTTTTGCTGACAATAAAGCAATATCAAATAAATTTGTATTATCCCAATTAAGTTCTAAAGCTGCATGTTCTTTTAATCCAGTAAGGGCTCAGATGAGTTTGTCATTTGGAGAAATATTATTTAATTTATCTGCAATAGCTTTAAATGTATGTGATCCAGTTAAAAAACTCTTTCCGAGCATGATAGTTACATCAGGGTTAAGATATCCAAAGGCTAATAGTTCTAATACTTCTGATCACTTAAAAGGACAAGCTGTAGATATACAATTTCCTGGAACAAATAAAGTAATGTATTTTGATATAGCTAAAAAATTAGCAGAAAATTTAAATTATGACAAATTGCTTTTAGAGTATCACGATAAAACTAAAAATATGTCTGGTAATCCTTGGATTCATATATCGTTTAAAGCTGATACTAACAGAAAATTGCTTTTTACATATAATAACCAAAGAAAACATAGCTCTGGTTTGAAGAGGTTAGCATAATGCCAGGTATATCAAGAGTAGGAGTAGATACAGCAGGAGGGTTAATAACAGGTCCTGGTGCAAGTACAGTTTTTGTAAATGGGTCTAAAGTATCTTTAAAGGATGATTCAGTTGCATCTCATGGAGTTGGTGTACACGCTGATGCTAAAATGGTTGGATGTTCAGAAACAGTTACAGCAGAAGGAAAAGGTGTTGTAAGAGAAGGTGATGCTGCTAGTTGTGGTCATATAGCTACAGGTTCTTCAGATACATTGGCTGGTTAGGCATAAATAAGGCTATGGCTACTATCAATAGAAACATAAGAAAATATTCTGACTTTAATTTTTTATTTGTAACTCATCCTAAAACTAAGGATTTAGTAAAAATAAACAATGAAGATGCTATTAAGCAAGCAGTTAAAAGTTTAATATTAACTGTTAATTATGAAAGATTATTTCATCCTGAAATAGGATGTCAAATAAATGCACTACTTTTTGAAAATTTTGAGCCCCAAATAGAAAATTTAATGACACAAACAATTGAGGATACCATTAGATTTTTTGAACCTCGTGCTAAACTAACTAATGTTGACGTTAAAGGTAATCGTGATCAAAATGAATTAATTGTTATTATTCAGTTTGCAATAAATAATGTACTGAATTCATTCGAAGTTATAACAACACTTACAAGAGCAAGATAATGACTCAACTAAAATCAGCAGATTTATCAGAATTAGATTTTGATACAATAAAAACAAATTTAAAAGCATTTTTAAAAAACCAAGATGAATTCACAGATTATGATTTTGAGGGATCAGCTCTATCTATATTACTAGATGTATTAGCTTACAATACTCATTACAATGCATATATTGCTAATATGGTTGCTAATGAAATGTTTTTAGATTCAGCTGTTAAGAGATCTTCAGCTATTTCAGCAGCTAAACAAATAGGATTTACACCTGCTTCAGCTCGATCAGCAAGAGCTAAAATAAATGTTACTGTTAACAGTCCTGAAGGAAATCCGGATACACTTACAATTGACGCTAAAACACCTTTTACTGCAACGGTAAATGATAACACATTTTCTTTCTTTAATTTACAAGCAACGACTATAACACCGGTAGCAGGTGTTTATACAGTTAATAATCTTGATGTTGTAGAAGGTGAAGTGGTTAATTTACAATTTGCTTCTGCTACTCCTGGCCCAGATGAAAAATTTGAAATACCTGATCCAAATATTGATACTTCTACATTAAAAGTAACAATACAATCAGCTGCAAGTAATACATCAGCAGTTGCTTTTAATCTTACTGTAGATACAACAAATGTTACGTCAACTTCAAGAGTATTTTTCTTAGAAATGAATCCTATAGAAAGATATGAAATATTTTTTGGTGATGGAAACATAGGTAAATTATTAGAAAATGGTAATATTATTAACGTTGAATATTTGAAATCAACCGGTATTCCTGCAAATACATCTAATAATGCTACTGTTGGATTTACTACACCATCAATAGGTGGATCAACAGATATTGATATTACCACTGTTCAAAATCCAAGTTCTGCAAGTGCTGCTGATCAGTTGACAGATATAAAATTTAAAGCTCCAAGAGTAAATGCAGCTAGAAATAGAGCTGTAACTGCTGCTGATTATAAAGCATTGATTGAAGCAAACTTCACAGATGCTGAATCAGTTGTTGTATTTGGTGGTGAAGATAACAGTCCTCCAAAGTTTGGTAAAGTAATAATATCTCTAAAACCATTTGATGGGTTTACTATATCAACAGATACAAAAAATGCTATTATTGAAGATATACTAAGAGAAAAAAAAGTAATGGCAATACAACCAGAGTTTATTGATCCAGAATTTTTCTTTGTAAATTTAACCGTAAACATTCAATATGATAGCTCAACCACTACACTTAGTGCTGATACTATTAAGGATGCAGTTACAACAGTTATCAATAATTATTTTTCTTCAGATCTTCAAAAATTTAATCAAGATTTTAATAAATCAAAACTTATTAAAAATATACTTGATAATAATGATTCAATTGTTAGTGTTATTATGTTAATTTCACTTCAAAAAAGAAACACAATTACATTGAATACATTAAACACATTTGCTGGGGATGATAAAATTAAATTTGAAAATCCAGTACAGCCAGGAACAATAAAATCGAGTAGATTTTTTCAATTAGTTCAAAATACAACTACATTAGTTAATATGACTGATGTTCCAGACACTAACCCTGCAGATGATAGTGGTACAGGTACTATTGCAATAGTAAACTCTTCATCAGGTGTATTGCTTGAACAAAATTTAGGAAATGTAAACTATGCTACAGGCGACGTCAGTATAGGAGGATTTACACCTACTGCTTTACCTAATAATATTACTGATTTTAGAATGACGTCAGCAGTACAAGAATCTGGTCAAAATATCAGAGCACTAAGAAATCAAATTTTAGTAAGAGATAAAACTATTTTAAATGTAGCTGCAGGTAGAAATGCTGGTTTAACTGTTAACATGACTGCGATTGTATTGTAAATGACAACCACAAGAATAAAAGAAAAAATATCGTCTATAGTTGAACGACAATTTCCAGAGTTTGTTCAAAAAGACTTTACTAAATTTATTGCATTTGTAGAATCTTACTTTAAGTTTTTAGAACAAGATCAACATCCTCAAGAAATAATACAAAATTTACAATCATATGCTGACATAGATAGAACTTCAGATGCGTTTGTAAAATATTTTTTAAAAAACTATGCAAGAGATATACCAGAAAGTGTATTAGCTAATAAAAAATTATTAATAAAAAGAATAACAGATTTATATGAATCAAAAGGAAGTACTCTTTCCTATAAACTTCTTTTTAGACTTTTGTTTAATGAAGAAGTTGATGTAGTATTTCCTTATGAATTTGCTTTAATACCTTCTGATGGAACATGGCAGCAAAGAAATGCAATTATAGTTGGTACAACTTCTGGGGATAGAAGTGGATTAACAAATAGATTATTATTAATAGTTGTAGATGGAGTACAATTTTCTATTCCAATTCTTCAAGTAAATAATCTAACAAGTAGTTTAACAGAACTATTTTTAGATAAAAACTTTTTACCACCTTTGTTTACAGCAGGTTCAACAGTTACAGTAGAGGATGCACTTCAAGGTGGTGATGTAATATTTGAAGGTGTAATTGAACAAACTACAACAACTGTTTCAGTTGACTCTGGTGGATCTAATTTTAAAAACGGTGATATATATACTATTGACATTAACGGTGGTGTTGATACAATTATTAAAGTTCAAAATGTTACATCCACTGGTAGTATTTCAGAAGTAGAAATAATTGACTTTGGATATGGTTATACAACAAATACTTCAAGTACAAGTTTTTTAGTTAATATTGACCCAACTGGATCTACAGCATTACCTTCATCAGATAGACAAATTGCTGATAATACTTTAGGGTTTAAAGAAGACGGTGTTATTAAACACACAGCAAACAGTCAGGTTGTTGCTACTTTTGGTTCAAACACCAGTTTTTCTTCTTCTGGAACAATATCTGCACCAAATAATGAAGCTATAATAAAATTTACATTAGGAACTTTAGCAACTTATCCTGGTGAATTTACAACAAACAAAGGATTTTTATCAGAACCAGACTTTAGATTACCAGATGATTTGCTTTATCAGCCGTTTGCTTACCAGACAGTCTCTGGTCTTGATATAAATAACTTTAAAGATGTAGTTTTACAGCTAATTCATCCAGCCGGACAAAGACTGTTTAACAATAGGTTATTAGAAGGTACAATAGATGTAAGTGCTAATGTTTCAGTATTTAATAGAG